CATAGGCATTGTATATTTCATCAGCTAAGTCTGCGTATCTATTAGGGTCTGTTGCTTTAAGACGTATTAGGTCTGCCCTACGATATGTTTTCTTACCTGCTGTAGATTCAGATGATACTTTAGATTCACTCTTGCCAGTTTTTAAGGCTTTTTTTCTTGTAGCTTTTTGCTGTTCTTTTACTTCTGCAGTTTTATCAATCATTGAACGCTCTTTCCAGTGTGTCAATAATTCATCTGCTGCTTCGTAATTGTAAGCGTCAGCTTGTTGAAATAAATCCGTTCTAAACTTACTTGACTGAACCCAGTTTTGAAAACCTGTATCTTGTACAATGTCCATAAAATCTGGATGAGCCTGTTCCAATTGTGCCTTACTCGTTTCTGCTTGTTGCTGAGCTTGGAATTGTTGGAACTCTTGAAACTTAGGATGTTTTTCTATTAAAGAATTAACCGATTTACTGGGGTCTTCAAAAAAATCATCTTCTGTTTCTGTGTTTGAGTTTTCTGCCTGTAGATTATTCCCGCTTGAACTTCTTGCTACTTCGGCTTTGAGGAAACTATCTGATAATTGTCTTAACTCTCCAATTTCTTGACTCTTACGTCCAAGTTCTTGTTCTAAGTTTTGATAACTTTTGATTATATCCTCTACACTTTTACCTGCAAACTTGTCTGGAACCTCGAGAGTTTCTTCTTCTGTTTCTACTTCCGTTGCTTCAAGGGTTTCCTCTTCTGTGTTTTCTACCTCGTCTTCCGAAATTTCATCGGGGTCTACTACTATATTGCTCATATCATTGTTCTCCGCCCGTTAGGGTTATGAAGTTGTAAAAAGATGACGCTAGTTGCCTAGTTCTGTCATCGCTGCTTTTGTTGCGTCTTCTAAAACAATCATCTGTCTTAGAATTGACAACTGACCTCTGGCGAACCATAGGTCTTTTTCATTATCAATAGAATCTAATCTCTTGACTGATTCAGACATAACCTTTAATTCTTCTATAAGGTCTGCCCATCCTTCAGTTTCTAATAGTTCGATTCTATCTCTATAAAATTCTTCGTCTTCTTTTGCCATTAAGATTTCTTGTGTCTATTACAAAAATTTCTAGCTGCTGCTTCGGAGCTAAAGCCCCATTTCTTTAATGCTAATGCTTTACGAGTAGGCTTACCTTTAGCATCTATCATAGGTCCTGCCATACCGGCAAATCTACAAGCAAAGGATACACGTCTACTATCTGTTCCGCTTCCTTGTGGTGCTTTTAGATTGCCTCCTGTTTGTGCATTATAAGAAGCTCTACCTTTAGCATTTAATCCGCCTTTAGGATTCTGACCTTCTTTGCGTTGCCACGCTGCTGTCTTAGCCATATACTATCCTTGTAACTTTTCTGTTGCTGATGCTATATTTAACAATGTCTCAGACTTGAGATGTTCTATTTCTGGAATATTTCTCATAGTTTCACTATTAGTATTCTCTGTGTCTGCTCTCATTTTATCTATAGCAGCTAAATCTTTCTGTAGTTTAATGAATTTCTCTTGAATCTTAAGTTCATCAGGTTGTGCTGAGCCTGCGTGAGCTGCGTTTAGCATAGCTTTAGTCTGCTCTTCTTGAGCTTCTGCTATAGTTTTTTGTACATCAGCTTGTAACTGTTGTAATTGCAGTTCTTTAGCCATCTGTTCCATCTGTTCATTTTGTGGATTAGGCTGCATACCTTGCATAAGAGCTTGTACAATTTGGTCTCTGTTGTGCATACTAGAGTTCTGGAATACAGACACTAATATAATATTAAATGCAGGAGAGTCTTTAGGTATAGCTTGTAATAAACTTACCATTTGTTGTGCTTCTAACTCTTTAGCCATAATTCCCATAGTAGAATAAGGTACAAACTTATAATCTACAATTGGATATCTATCTACATCAAACTGTATCTTTCTCCACAAACATTTGTTAATCATAGGGATTAAGAATGTGTTTTGAAAGTTCATTAATGTACGCTTCTGTCTTTTAATTGCAGAAGATTGTTGCATAGACATACCAGCAGATGTAGCTCTTTCGGCACTAGCTTGAGTATCGGCAGAGCCTGTACCCATCTGTATCATATTCTGTAGTGACTGTACTTGTGTATAAGTATTTTGGTCGGTGCTACCTAATGTTAATGGCATTATTGCTGCTCTTGGGTCGCCATTAGTAAGAATAGTCTTACCCGGTCTGACCTCTAGTCTGACTCCACGCGGTAGTCTTGTCGCGTCTGCAGCCATCATTGGTGTAGTGGTCAGAGCTAACGAGTCAATACGAGCTCTCATTTCAGCGTCTAATGCTTTCTGTGGATTATATCCCTTCTCACAAACCCCTCTTCCCCAGAATTTATTTGGAACGATGTCGTGTTGATAAGATATAAAAGGTCTGTCTTCCATCATAAATGGATTGCGTTCTGCTCTTAGTATGTATGAATCATTAGCCATAGTAACTACAGCCTCTACTAATTCATCGTCATTATACTCAAAATCATCCATAGATTCATTCTCATCTAGGAATCTTGCAGGAACTTTACCCCAGTATTCTGTAATTTTAATTTGGTCTGAGGCATCTGGACGAGATTCTTCAGGGTCAAAACCCTTTAATCTGTCTACATTATAGTCACCTTCAATAGGTATATCTCTATATGTACCATTCTCAATACCTTCTATAATACTGTGTCTAGGTTTAATTACTTCGTGTGCGACACCTAATGCTTCTTGTATATTAACCGCAGAAGGGTCAATAAGAAATTCTTTAGGGCTTATAGCCTCTACTTTAACATCTACAGATACCGTTTCGTGTAGTATTCTCTCAGTTGTCATTGTTCCTTCTACAGGAACTTCTACTGGGTACTTCCAAGTGTTCTCTTCTACAGATATCTTACCAATACCAGTACCATATACAGCACCATTTAAGAATACTTCACATAAAGAATCTTTACAACCTGTGGATTCTAAGTCTTCTTGTAATAAATTTCTAACATACTCAGCGTCTGAGGGGTCTTGGTCTAGCATATCATCTTTGATATCAAACCATTTACCTCTGCCAAATGTAGCCTCCTCGATTTCAGCAACCGATGATTCTACTGCTTGTTGTAATGCAGGAGATATTAATCTAGACTTTTCAGCCTGCCTAGTCTTGTCACTAGCTTTCCAGATGCCACGCCATAGACGATAATATTCATCCCAATTATCTAAATAGTTAGAGTCTCTGTGATTTCTCCACTCTTCTAAACGAGTGTCAAGCCAGCCTGCTAATCCTTGATATTTATTTTCGTCCATTAGTATCCTGCAACATCATCATATGGTTCCCACTCCTCTTCTATTTCAATTGTGTGCATAAAATCTGCTACACTAACTTGGTCTATATAGGCAAGAGAGTCGATAATGTCATCGTGTGTTCCCTTGCTAGGAAATTCTATTAACTGTGTCTCTAGCTCTGCATTCCAATTAGTATTACGATTAAATGTAATCTTACCGTGTTCTAATCTTCCTTGTAGAGCCCAAGTAATTCTATCTGCTTTCTTCTTACCACCGTGGGTTACATCTGTTATGACTACCCATCTACCTTGTGTTCTCATCTCATCTTGTAGATAAGGTAAGATAGCGTTCTTTAACGCTCCAGATTCTATTCCTACAGTAGTTGCTTGATTTTCAATTGCAGCCTGTAGTATNTTAGAAGCAGTTTCTTTAATNTTCCATCTACCGTGGAGTATATCTTTGACCCACCANTTNTCACCGTGGATTTTAACGATTGATATAGCTGTTTCATCTAACTTACTCCCTTTAAGACCACGCTCTTTTTCCACTGCTTCAAAGCCCGCAGGGTCAACCGCAATAACAAAATTGCCTTCCTCCGGTTCATTCTCATCATACTTAATCCATTCATTTTTAAAGATGCCTCCAGTAAAACTTACAAACGAGGCTTCAAATTCTTGTCTAAATGCCTGTGTAGACATTGTTCTTTTTGCTACTTCTACTTCTTTAGGGTCAATCAGAGGGTTATCTATAGATGTATACTGAAATGCTTCCCAGTCTTCATCTTTTTCTGCCTCTAAATACAAATCATAAAAGTGATTCTTCCCGGCTGGCGTCCCAATAAAGAGTGCACCACCTTTCACATCTGAAAGCGTAGGTCTTATAATCTGTTCCCAGACTTCTACCTTCATAGAAGCATATTCGTCAAGAACGACATAAGCAAGTCCCACGCCCCTCAGAGTATCTGGTCGGTCAGAACCCTTCAAGCTAATTCTCCTACCATTGACTAACTTCATAGTAGCTGTATTCTCGTGGGTAGTCTCTATAAGGTCTGTATCGTGCAACAGTTCCTTGAGCATATTCCACATAATATCTTTAGCTTGCTGAAAAGTAGGACCTATATAAAAGACATCCTTACTTTCCGACTGTAGAGCTTTGATTATAAGTATCCACGCTGCTAGTCTGGACTTTCCAAATCGCCTACCCGCACTTACGACTTTAAATCGGGCAGTGCTATTGAAGATTTCTAGCTGTGCAGGATGTAGTTGTACATCTAACTCTCTAGCCATTACCGATACTCACAATTGTTTTGTCAATATCAGCTTCTTCTATTATAACACCATCTTCATATGTTAGTTCTTTTTGGTCTTTCTCTTCTATTTCTATTTTCTTAGCTTCGAGACCACCAACATTAATAATTACATTACCCTTATCTTCTGAAGACCTAAACTCTACTGACTTAGTTGTAGGTATAATTCTATCCATACACATCTTAAGACAGGTCCTGTCACCTTCGAGTGCTAAGTCTATAACTTTCTGGACAATCTCCGGTCCTTTGTTAGACATCAACTCTCTGCTCAGTGCTGTAAACTTGTTTACTGAGCCTTTGGGTCTACCGTTAGGGTTTAAACTCTTCATACCCTTGTAAAGATTAGGCGAACCCTTGTTCTTTTTAGACATCCTATTTACTCTCCTAAAGTTATACTATAGTTTCAACTAAAATGGAATAAATTAGAATGATTATAAAGGTTATTTCTAAGAGAAGCCTTTTAGGTGAATCTTTGTTTTTTATATCTATAGTAATAGTATAGCATACTTTTCAATGATTGTCAATAGAACAGAGCAAATAAAGTCTTAAGTCCCTCTCCGCACCTCCGGATTTCTAGCATTTCACTAATAAATAACTAATTTTACCCAAATTCACTCCAATCTGCGAATGAGCCTATATATTATACACGCACGGTCCTATTGGGTCCCCGGGGTGTCACTTTGGATAGCGTGTGGGACTGGCTCAAGATACATATGTGAGACAAAAGAGAGTGTGAGTGACACTCTAGACAACTACAGTATCTGTCACCAGTGACAAACATTTATAAACTATTTTTTATCAATAGTGCTTGCAAGATAATCATTTGTGTATAATACACCTATCTTAAGCGGGATTGCTTAAGAGCCTAGATAGACAAAATATCTAGGAATAACAATAACTTAAAAGGAAATACAATGAAAAATAAAATGACAGATACACAACAGATAGCAAACTTTATTGACACTCTAGGTAACATTCGCAAGGCAGAGGGTCAAGTCACAGAGACCTTGAAGACTGTAGCAACTAACAGTAAATTCAAGGAAACATTCTTAAAGGCTATGAACAAGAACCTCACAACTCTAGAGAATGAAGACCTCAAAGAGTTTAAGGGCAGAGTACACAAGATGCAGAAGCTCATAGCTAAGAAGAAGACACAAGAATCTATCTTAACAGCTAGAGACAACGCGGAACCAGATACTCATAGCTACACTATCCGCTTGGTCAATGATAAAGACATTACGGAAAGAGGTACTCACACCGAAGCGGACAGGGGTAAATTGAGAGAATTCTGTTTAGTCAAGCCGGAGCCTACACCGAAGGCAGAAAAGACAATTAGTGAGATTGTAGGAGACTGGCAAGAAAAGGTATTGGGAGAAAATTCCGATATGTCCAAAGAGGAATACGAAAAACAAATGCTAGACCTCAAGGCACAGATACTTATTGAGACTGTTAATATGAAAGTCAAAAAAGCTGCTTAGACTTTATCAACTTAAAGAGCCCGCCTTAGTGCGGGTTTTTTTTGGTCTAGAGTTTGTCACCAGTGACAGATTGTTAACTAGTCATTGACTATACAATTTAATCAATATATCATTGGGACAAATCAAGCAAGGGCTAAGCCTTAGTGAGATAGAGAAGTCCTCCAGAATCGAAGATATGGAGC